ACGGAAGACCTGGAAGGCCGCATCTGCTATGCCGGGCTGGACTTATCCTCCACCAGCGACCTGACAGCCCTGGTGCTGGTCTTCCCGCCGACGCAGGCAGATGAGCATTACCGCGTCCTTCCCTACTTCTGGCTGCCGGAAGAAACGCTGACGCTCAGGGTCAAGCGTGATCATGTCATGTACGATCTCTGGGAACGGCAGGGTTTCATCCGCACCACCGAGGGCAATGTCGTTCATTACGGCTTCATTGAGGAGTTCATCCGGAAGCTCGGTGAGCGCTACGACATCCGGGAGATCGCCTATGACCGCTGGAACGCTTCCATGATGGTTCAGGCCCTCCAGGATGACGGTTTCAGCATGATCCCCTTTGGCCAGGGCTTCCGGGATATGAGCAATCCAACCAAGGATCTGATGCGCCTGGTGCTGGAAGGCACCCTCCGGCACAACAAGCACCCGGTCCTGCGCTGGTGTATGGACAACGTGTTCGTGCGGACGGATCCCGCCGGGAACATCAAGATCGACAAAGAAAAATCCACCGAGAAGGTGGACGGCGCTGTTGCGCTGGTCATGGGGCTGGATCGGGCGCTCAAGAATGAGAATGCAGCCAGCAGTATCTATGACGTCCGCGATATGCTGATGCTGGACTGGTAGGAAGGAGGAAGCTATGCCAAGAGTACCGCCGCGACCCTGCCGCTATCCTGGCTGCCCGGAGCTCTGCGCTCCCGGTCAGGTCTTCTGCAAGGACCACATCATGTGGAGCAGTGACCGTCTACGCGGGGGTGCCGATGCCCGTGGGTATAACGCCCGCTGGCGATCGGAAAGAAAAGCCTTCCTGGAGCGGCACCCGCTTTGCGCCGAATGCCGGAAGAAAGGCAAGCTGACCCCTGCTACCGTGGTCGATCATATCATCCCGCACCGTGGTGATCAACAGCTTTTCTGGGATCAGGAAAACTGGCAGCCGCTGTGTAAGGACTGTCATGACAAGAAAACGGGAAGTGGATTATGATGAAGACAGACCATATTGTGAAGTCCATCTCCTATGATCAGTCTGAAATCATCCGAAACATCCTGAAGCTCCACGTGCCAAGCAGGAAGATTGACTGCGATCCCACCTACAGCAAGGGTGGATTCTACAACGGAACGGGCATTGAGCCACCGCTTTACCGCTACGATATCCAACCACAAGCAGATGGAGTTGTGCAGGGTGACGCAAGATGTCTACCGCTTGCCAATGAGTCGATATCCTGTCTGATGTTCGACCCTCCTTTTCTGGCCACCACCGGCCCGTCCCTCAAGGAAAAAAGTGAAGGAAACATCATCAATAAACGCTTCGGCGTGTATCCGGACGAAAAATCCCTTCACCAATTCTATGTGGATGCCATGAAGGAAGCCTATCGTGTCTTGAAACCGGACGGTATCTTGATCTTCAAGTGTCAGGACAAGGTCAGCAGTGGGAAGCAATATTTTTCTCACTGTTTTGTTTATCAGGAAGCTGTGAGGCTAGGTTACTACGCAAAGGACCTGTTTGTTCTACTTTCAAGGAATCGGATTATCGCCGACTGGCAGGCGCTGAATCAGCTCCATGCACGCAAATATCATTGTTGGTTCTGGGTGTTCCAGAAAACTGAAAAGGTCATTCATTTCACGTAAAAACCACCATCCGTTTCCAGATGGTGGCTTCCTCTTCTACATCGGTGGCCGGTGGGTGAATCACTCCCCCACATCTCTTTGATGCCGCTTCGGCGCGTAGAAACTCAATCTCTACCTCGGCCCAATCGCATTCTTATTCATCTTCATCATAGTTGCCAGGTCGCCTAAGCCACGGAAACAATACTCGCATATAGTCTTGCAATGAGTTTACGACGCGAGCGACCTGAACCACGTCTTGAAGAACTCTGTAGGAAATTACATAGTTTTCAAAGACTAGCATACGGTACCCACTATCCATTCCACCAGGCAAATACACAACCTGTCCGCTATATGGAAAGGTGATCAGGATTTCCGTTGTATCAACAATTCCGTCCGTGATTCGTTCGGCTGCGTCTGGATTCTGGTACTCTTCATAGATATACATCCAGATTTCATCCAGGTCGCGGAGAAATTCAGGGGAATAATCAACCCTGTACTGCATGGCGGCGCTCCTTCAAATGTGCTCTCACCTGATCAATGGAAAGCCAGCCTTCCTCTTCTCCCGCCCGGATTCCTTTGTTCATCTCGCACATATAGCGCAGCGCTGCTTTCATTTTCTCCGATTCTTCCTGATCCTCGATATGAACGACTGCATATGCGCCGTGACCATTTTTTGTGAGATATACAGGAGACCCCGGCGTAACGGTCTCCAACAAGGACGAATAATTCCTCAATTCTGAAACTGGTTGGATGTTCGGCATATCAACGCCCCCTTTCGACAACCTAACTATAGCACAGTCTTGTGTTAAATTCAACATCAAATTTGCAGCAGCGTAAACGCCATTTCAATTTTATTCTGCAACTTTTCAAATATGCAGAAAAGTTTTTAAGGAGGTAACCCTTTGAAACAACTCTCCCTCGACATTGCCGAGATCAAGAACATCATCGGCGACAAGTATACTTCCCGCAATAAGGCGTCCTTGGTCTGTCTGGCGGATGAGAAGACACACCACATTCTGTACAGCGGCGACAGCTTCGAACTGGGGAATCTCCTCGCCTATGCCGTTGCCCTTTTTGCCAAGGATGAATGTGGCGGTGATCTTCGCAGCTTCGTGGATCAGTTCACGACCGCCATCTACGCCGCCTACCAGGACGAGCTGAAAAGGCCGTCGGAAGAGGATGACGCTACCGTCACAAAGGAGGCGCTGAATGAAAGTCCTGACCATGGGTGATCCGCAGCGGGTGAACCCTCTCATGTACTTCCTGTGCCGCCGCTGCGGCTGTGAGTTCGTCGCTAACGCTCTCGAATGTCACAAGGAGCAGGATCAGTACAACGAAAGCATCTACATGTATGACTGTCCGTGCTGTAAGAACAGAGTCTTCTCCGCACGGGAGTACGACCGCAAAGGTCAGAAAGGCTGGTAAAACCAATGGGAGAAAAGATCAAGGGTGAACTCATTCCCCGCTACAGCTATACCGTCCGCTTTCATCATGTGGATGGCTCGCCGAGCGATTCCTATCAGTACCACGACATTCAGGATGCCTGTCATCACTTCGAGCTCTACGATGACGATGACAGCGGCATCTATTCCAGCATTGAGCTGATCGAGCACGATCTGCTGGAGAAGAAGAACCGACTCCTGTCCATTTCCTTCTTCGTGGATGAAGGTGCGGATGAGGATGATCCGGATGCGCCCTGCTACGGCGACTGCAATCACTGCTCCGTTGCTGAACACTGCGATGATTGCGACGCAGACGATGATTCCGATGATGAGGCAGATCCGTTCGAGTGCGAGGGCTGTGAATACGTCAAGTATTGGCTGGAGCACCAGCACACCACGGATCATCCTTCCACGAAATGACGGAGGCATAGATGAAGAATCCTTTATCCTTCCTGTTCCGCTCCCGCGATACCCCGAAGAACGCCGTGTCCGCTGCGCCGACATTCTTCTTCGGCTCCAGCTGGTCCGGTAAGTCCGTCAACCCACAGTCCTCGATCCAGGTTTCGGCTGTGTATGCTTGCGTCCGAGTCATCGCGGAGACCATCGCCTCCCTGCCTCTGGCCATCTATGAGGAAACAGACAGCGGCAGCCGGAAAGCGACAGATCATCCGCTGTACAGGCTCCTGCATGATGAACCCAACGAGGAAATGACCTCCTTCATCATGCGCGAGACCATGATGACCCACCTGCTCCTGTGGGGTAACTCCTACAGTCAGATCATCCGGACCGGCAAGAACAGCATCGTGAGCCTCTACCCGCTGCTGCCGGACCACATGGACGTGGACCGCAATACGGCGGGAAAGCTGGTTTACACCTATACCACCAAGGACGGTGTGCAGGTGAAGCTGGATCCAGCTGAAGTGCTTCATGTGCCCGGTCTGGGTTTTGACGGCATCGTCGGCTACAGTCCCATCGCACTGGAGCGGAACGCCATCGGGTTGGGGATTGCCGCAGAGGAATATGGCAGCCGTTTCTTCCAGAACGGAGCCCGGCCCTCCGGCATCCTGACCCACCCGAACACCATCAAGGATCCGGGGAGGCTCCGCGCCAGCTGGAACGCGGCCTACGGCGGCTCTTCCAACGGTAGCAAGGTGGCCATTCTGGAAGAGAACATGCACTTCACTCCGATATCCATGCCGAACAATGAGGCGCAGTTCCTGGAAACCCGAAAGTTTCAGGTCGAGGAGATCTGCCGCATCTTCCGGGTGCCGCCACATCTCATCGGGAATCTTGACCGGAGCACCTTCAGCAATATCGAGCATCAGTCGATCGACTTCGCGGTGCACACGATCCGGCCCTGGCTGGTGCGAATTGAACAAGCGATGAACAAGGCCCTTTTCACCGACAGTGAGAAGGGTCATTTCTATGTCCAGTTCAACATCGACGGCCTGATGCGCGGTGACTACAAGAGCCGCATGGAGGGCTACGCCATTGGGCGGCAGAACGGCTGGATGTCCGCCAACGACATCCGTGCTCTGGAGAACATGAATCCAATTCCCATCGATGAAGGCGGGAATGACTATCTCATCAATGGAAACATGATTCCCATCCAGCTCGCCGGTCTGACCTCAGCCCTGGTCGCTGCCATGCAGGCGGCGCAGACTCCCGCAGAAGGTTCTGATCAGGATACCAGTCAAGATAACGATCAAGATAATAACCAAGATGAGACTTCGGCGGATCAGCCGGTCGAGCAGGCCGCAGCTGAACAACCGCCCAAGAAGAAACGCACCCGAAAGAAACGGAAAGAGGAACCCAATGAAACAGAAACCCAACTGCAAGGAGGAGATCAAAATGAACCGGTTTTGGAACTGGGTCAAGAATGAAGACACCGGCCAGCGTGAGCTTTGGCTGGAAGGCGTAATCGCTGAGGAGTCCTGGTGGGGTGATGAATATACGCCTGCCCTGTTCAAGGAGGAGCTGTTCTCAGGCGACGGTCCGATCCTCCTGCACGTCAACAGTCCGGGCGGTGACTGCGTCGCGGCCAGTCAAATCTATACCATGCTCATGGATTACCCCTATGACGTCACGGTACAAATCGACGGCATCGCCGCTTCCGCAGCCTCGGTCATCGCCATGGCCGGTACCAGAGTGCTCATGTCCCCGACTTCCCTCCTCATGGTGCACAATCCCTGGACCAGTGCGGTCGGGGATGTCGCGGAGATGCAGAAGGCCATCTCCATGCTGGACGAGGTCAAGGAAAGCATCATCAACGCCTACGAGATCAAGACCGGCCTGAGCCGCGCCCGCATCTCCCACATCATGGACGCCGAGACCTGGATGAATGCCAACAAGGCGAAGGAGCTTGGCTTCTGTGATGAGATTCTTTTTGAAGAAGAGCACAGCGATGAGCCTGCCAAGCCCGACTTCATCTTCTCTTCCAGGCTGGCCGCCCTTCAGCTCATGAACAAGATCATGGGAGCGGTCCCGCCTGAAGCAGTGGAGGAGGCTGAGCAGAAGGATACAGCTTCTACACCAGAAGCCACAGCACCGCAGCCTGACACACCTGACAAGGGCAGCACAGCTGACACTCCTCAGCCTGACACAGTCCCTGCTGCTGACAACACCACAATCGATTCCGCAATGCTGGAAAAGCTCCGGATTACGATGACCGCTGACCAGTTGCGCAGTTTCGGCATGCCGATGCTCGTCATTCACGCCACGGCAACCGAGCTCACTTCCCCTGAACCCGCTCCTGAACCGGAGGAGCCTGACCATCGCGTAAAAGCGGCAGACCTTGAGAAAAGGCTGTCGCTTTTAAAGTGAAACCCTTTCACCACATCCCTATTCGACAAAAATGGAGGTACCACATGAATCAGATTCTCTCTCTGCGTGAAAAGCGCGCCAAGCTCTGGGCCGACACCAAGGCCTTCCTGGACTCCCACCGCGGCGAAGACGGTATGGTCTCCGCCGAGGACAACGCCACCTACGAAAAGATGGAAGCGGACGTCGTTGCGCTCGGTAAGGAAATCGAGCGCCTGGAGCGTCAGGCTGCCATCGACCGTGAGCTCGACAAGCCCACTTCCACGCCCCTGGTCTCCAAGCCCGAGGCCGCCATGCCCACTGCCGCGAAGCCCGCTGGCCGGAACTCCGACGAGTACAAGAAGGCTTTCTGGAATCAGATGCGCGGCCGCGTGACCCCTGAGGTCTACAACGCCCTGCAGGTCGGCACGCTCTCCGAAGGCGGCTATACCGTGCCGGATGAGTTCGTGCGCCCAGATAGGGCAATGTCTGAAGTAGCTTAAGGTACTACCTCGCAACGTAGAGCGAGAGTCAACCTGCCTTAGGAGCAAAGAAAAAAAGCGCTCCGACACCGAGTCAGTGGAAACACTGAACGGGAACACAGCACGGCAGGAAAGCGGCGAACGTCAAAAGGATATTAGGCGATTGGTAGCCGCAATGACAAGATGGTACGAGGATAAAGCTGGGTTTGCTGATGCAAAGGTCAGTTCCCTTTTCTGGGAGGGACACGGAAATTATCCTGAAACCGTGTTCACGGTGCTGTCCGGATATTGAATTCGTCCGGTCGTCTACGACCGAGCATACCACCTGTGAGTGAACTGCTCGTGAACGCCGTGTAAACAATCGTGAGATCACGTATTATGACCGAAATGCTATCCGACAACCATCATACCTACAGATATTGCTAACTGGGGATTACCTATATCGGAATGGCCTATGGCCTATGCGTAATGCTGAAAAGTGATAAATCTCAAGCCTTAAACAAGCAAGAGAGATGACGCTGAATATCCGACATGGTAACGGAGCCTCCGTAGTAGTCCGCGGCGGGTAACGTCCGCTACATGGCGAAGGGAGGCAGTTCGATAATTCCAAAATAAGAAGATGAAAGGGAGGAGAATCCTCATGAATCCGACATCTGAAATTTTGGAGCGTATTAATCGGAGTTCCACTGACCATCACGATGGAGTCTTCACAAGGCTCTATCGCTATCTTCTCAGGGAAGACATCTACTACGCTGCCTACCAGAAACTGTATTCTAACAAAGGCGCGGTAACACCGGGCACAGACGCGGATACAGCAAGTGGCTTTGGAAAGGAATACATCCAGCAACTCATTGCAGAATTGCGAAATGGCACCTACCGTCCAAAGCCCGTCCGCAGAATCTACATCCCAAAGAAGAACGGAAAACAGCGCCCATTGGGCATTCCGTCTTTCAGGGACAAGCTTTTGCAGGAAGTCATGCGAATGATTCTGGAGGCAATCTATGAACCAGTATTCTTTGATCAATCACATGGATTCAGACCAGGAAGAAGCTGTCACACAGCTCTGGAGCAGATTTCTGTGAACTTCAGGGCCACAAAATGGTTCATAGAAGGAGACATTAAGGGTTGCTTCGACAACATCGATCACGATGTGCTAATTCACACGCTCGAAAAGAAAATCAAAGATAGCAGATTTATCAACATCATCCGGTCATTCCTCAAAGTTGGATACATTGAGGGATTTCAATACAATACAACCTTGTCAGGTACGCCGCAGGGTGGAATCATTTCTCCAATTCTTGCAAATATTTATTTGCATGAGCTGGACACGAAAGTGATGGAAATGAAAGAAGCCTTCGACTGCCCAGCATCCCGTTCTAAAACTCCCGAATACCTTCATCTTGTTAAAAGGCGGCAAACGCTCCAAAAAAAGATCAACAGGGTCACCGGGAATGAACGGGAAGAAGCCATAAAAGAATACAAACAAGTTTGTGCGGAGAAAAACCGGACTCCCGCAAGAGTGAACGATGACAAAAAGCTGGTTTACTGCCGGTACGCCGATGATTTTATCATAGGTATCAGCGGAAACCGGGAAGATTGCGAAGCCATCAAGGAAGAGCTTCGTGTCTTCCTCCAGGACAGCTATCACCTGGAGCTAAGTGTGGAAAAGACGAAGATTACCCATAGCTCTGAACGAATCCGTTTTCTGGGCTATGACATCTCTGTCAGGCGCAGTCAGGAAATCAAGCGACGGAAAGACGGCGTCAAGCAAAGAACCCTTAATAATTCAGTAGAACTGACAGTCCCTCTACAAGAGAAGATCATGGACTACCTGTTCAGCAACAATATCATCGAACAGCGAAAAGATGGAGAAATCTGGCCCGTAGCTGTTCCACGACTCCGGCATATGTCCGAAGTGGATATTGTACGGCGGTACGACACGCAGGTAAGAGGCATTCTGAACTACTATTGCCTTGCGGCGAACTACGACAAGCTGAAATATTTCCGTTATCTGATGGAATACAGCTGTCTGAAAACGCTAGCCAGCAAGAGTCAGAGCACCACCGCCAAAATTCTGAACAAATACCATACAACAGACGGATGGGGCATCCCATATCAGACCAAGGAAGGCACAAAAATTGCCAGAATTGCTCAGATGTCTGCATGTAAGGTTGGTAAATGGATGGTCGATCACAATCCGTGGGTTTTCACTTCTTATAATCCCAAAATGCTTACGCAAAAGAAGCGTCTGGACTCGGGAGTATGCGAACTCTGCGATTGTGAGTGTGATTCCTGCAAAGTTTATCACGCGGGAAGCATGAATAAGCTGAAAAGCACTACGGACTGGGGCAAGAAAATGCTCCACATGAAGCGTAAAACGCTGATTGTATGCCCAAGCTGCTACAGGAGGATCACGGAATCATGATTGATATGTCAATATTGAATGGAAAGCCGGATACACTGAGAGGTGTATGTCCGGTTTGGAAGGGGCTCTGTGCAAACCTACTACTGAAAAGCAGAAAGGCGGCACATTGCTACCTTACGACCGTCAGCTGATCGATGGCCTGATGGAAGAAAACATCATGCGCGGTCTGGTGCACATCATCAAGACCGGTTCCGGCGAGCACAAGATCCCCGTGGTCGCCTCTCACGGCGCGGGCTCCTGGATCGATGAGGAGCAATCCATTCCTGAGTCCGACGACGCCTTCAGCCAGGTGACCCTGTCCGCGCACAAGTTCGCCACCATGATCCGCGTCAGCCGTGAGCTGCTTAATGACTCCGCCTTCGATATTGCCGCCTACATCGCGCAGGAGTTCGTCCGCCGCGCCGGCGCTGCCGAGGAGGAAGCCATCATTTCCGGTGACGGCTCCCACAAGCCCATTGGTCTGCTGCACGCGACCCTCGGCGCTCAGACCGGTGTCACCGCCGCTTCACAGACCGCGATCACCGCGGACGAGCTCATCGACATGCAGCACAGCCTCAAGGCTCCCTACCGTCGGAAGGCCGTGTGGATCATGAATGACGCCACCATCTCCGCCATCCGCAAGCTGAAGGACGGTCAGGGCCAGTACATCTGGCAGCCCGGCATCAAGGAGGGCGCTCCGGACATGCTGTTCAACCAGAAGGTCCTGATGTCCAACTACATGCCCCTGATCGGCGCGGGCAACAAGGTCATCCTGTACGGCGATTACAGCTACTATTGGCTGGCCGAGCGCGAAGGTCGCACCATGGAGCGCCTGAACGAGCTGTATGCTGTCACGGATCAGGTCGGCTTCAAGATGACGGAGCGCCTCGACGGCCGCCTGATCCTCCCCGAAGCGGTCAAGGTGCTGCAGATGAAGGCGTAAGAAACCCGGTTCCCTATAGGCCTTGTTAGACACGTTTAACGCCAAAAAGGGCCAAAAATGCAAAAAGCCCCGCCAGGCGACAAACCTGACGGGGCTCCGACTCACATGGAGGAAAACGTATGCCTGATACGCACGTAACAAAAAACTATTTCACCGAGGGCGGTGACGAGCTCGTCATTGGCGGCAAGCTCACCGTTCTGGAAGGCGCTGAAGTGGAGGGCCTCTCCAGCGGTGGTGGCTCCTATACGCTGCCCGCCGCTACAGCTGACAAGCTCGGCGGCATCAAGGTCGGCAGTGGCCTGACCATCACGGATGGTGTGCTGTCCGCTACCGGCATCACACCCGCAGAAGCCCAGGCCGACAGTACAGCTTCTTCCTACACCGGCCTCAAGGACGACTTCAACGCCCTCCTGGCCAAGCTCCGCGCTGCCGGGTTGCTGGCCGCGAACGCTGGCGCGTAAAGCCAAAAGGGCCAAAAATGCAAAAAGGCCCGGCCAGGTACACCGTGTAGGCATACCTGACCGAGCCTGATCTTCTGGAGGACAAAGTGAATGAACGATTCTCACACGACCAGAAACTATTTCGCGCATGGCGGCGAGGAGCTCGTCATCGGAGGAAAGCTTACCTTTCTCCCCGGCGCAACGGTCGAAGGTGGAGAAGGCCTATTCGACCTTCCTACTGGCGGTTCCGCGTCAGCGGTCCTGCCTGCTCTCCCCGACAGCAAAGCGACCTCCACAGCTCAGCTGCGCGAAGATCTCAACAGGCTTCTGGCGGTGCTCCGCTCCGCTGGCCTGATGGCCACAGACGAGGTCACCGGCGAGGACGCTGAAGGCTCCGGTGATGCCGAGTGATCCTGACCGTTGAAGAAGTCAAGGTTCACCTGCGCATCGAAGAGGATGACGAGGATGAGTACATCGCCAGTCTGATCCGGCAGGCACAATCCACCGCAGAGGACTTCTGCAGAGTCTCGTTTGAGCCCGAAACCATCGTTGACGATGAGGGCAACGAGACCGTCACTACGGTGCCTGAGCCGGTCAGGCTGGCGGTACTCTTAATGGTCTCCCATTATTACGAGAACCGGGATAATCCCGACCGCGCAGTCTACGGCACCATGCGGATCGCCTTTGAGAACCTGCTGTATCCCTACAGGGATCCGGACAAGATGTTCTAATGGCTTTCTGCTTCACACCGCATACTTGCGGGTTGATTGCCTATATTTCCGCAAGTTATGCGGTATGTCCACGCGCTGATCGGAGGTGATGACCCTTGCGCGGATACAAAAACTTTGACGGCACCCCTCACCCAGGGGACCTGAAGCATCGGGTGGAGATCGGGTACACCGAAAACACCGTGAATGAGAACGGCTATCCGGATGAGAACGATGTCGTGGTATGCCGTGTATGGGCATCTGCCACCGACGCCGGTAACCAGCACTACCGTTCCGCTGATGTCATGAACACCGAGCAGGTGGTCAACTTCACCATCCGCTACCGGGATGACATCAAACCGGGGATGTGGGTACGGTTCCGGGGCGAGAAATGGTTCATCTCCACTCTGGGCGAGTACTCCTTCCAGCGGGACTATCTGGGTCTTAAGGCTTCCATGCAGAAAGGAATCAGCGGATGAAACAGGTACAGCAAGCTCTCAAGGATATCGGGATTCCTGTTTACGCTGGTGTTTGGCGTGCGCCTGGCCGGGACCAGAACGCTCCGCTGCAGTACTGCGTCTATTCCACAACCACGGTGGAGGCGGCCCACGAAGATGACCATCCCAGCATCTATCGCACCTACGTCTACCTCAACCTGTGGTCGGACATCGACCCGACCGAGATGCGCTACAGGATCCGACAGGCCATGTATGACGCCGGTTTCGGCATGGTGGAAGAGTCCGACAAGGGCTACAACCAGCCGGCCTATGACACCGCTACCCGTCAGTACACCGTCCAGTGGACCTGGTGCATCGCGGAGCCGGTATAGGAGGTGACCATCATGCCGATTGATACCAAGGGCTTCTCTGAGCTGATTGGAGACATCAGCCGGATGGCCGCCGCCCTGGACACCGCCAATGAAGGCGCTCCGGCAGCACGCCGCATCCTCACCGCAGCGGCAGTGCCTGTCGAAGCGCAGATGAAAGCGAATGCCAGCAGCGACCCCAAGATCATCACCAACAAACTGCACGGCGCGATCTCGACCGGTAAACCCAAGAAAAGAAAGACCACCGGCATGCAGATCACGATCGGCGTGCACCGGAAAGACTGGGACGGTGAAGACTACTATCCCGCCTATGTCGAGTACGGCCACGGCGGTCCCGGTCCCGCGCCCGCTCACCCTTACGTTCGACCCGCTTTCGATACCACCCAGGACCAGGCCTTCGGCATCATCCGCAGTGGCCTGGCTGACGAGCTGAGGAGCAAATAGTCCTCAGCTTTACTTCATTTTATAGGAGGAACACCCAATGGCAGATACTCCCGCCGCTTCCCCGACCGTATCCTCGACGATCGGTCTCAAAAACGTCGTCATCGCTCCGCTGCTGACCGACACTGAGGCCGGTCACAGCTATGGCGACCTGCAGCTTCTGGCTGGCGCGATTGAGGCGAGCGTCACCCCGGACAATGCCGATCCCGACATCCTTTACGCGGATGACATCGAGTTCGATACCCTGTATGCCGACCCGAATATCGACTTCAAGCTCAAGATGGCGGACATCCCGTTGCTCATCCAGGAGATGATCTTCGCTAATAAGATCGACGACAACGGTGTCCTGATCCGCACCTCGCAGGACAAGCCGCCCTACTTCGCTGTCGGCTTCAAGAGTGAGAAGTCCAACGGCAAGTACCGTTATGTCTGGCTTTACAAGGTTCGGGCCAAGCCCCTCACCGAGAACTTCGCTACCAAGGAAGGCGATACCATCAACCGTCAGAATCCTGAGGTTGAGTTCACCGCCATCAAGCGCACGCACGACGCCCGCTACCAGGCGGTTGCCGACGAGGACGAGAACGGCTTCACCGCCGCCAAGGCCGCGACCTTCCTGACCTCTGTCTACGACCCGACCTTCAACACTACGCCGTAAGCAGTTGCTTACAAAATGTAGTCAACTGAATGGAGGTGACAGGGATGTCGCTGGAAGCCTTAAAGCGTAACGGGCACAATCTCGACCTGGGCGTCACCGAGCTCGCAGGTCCCTTCGGCATCCCTGTCATCCAGCCTGTCCATCTGGACAAGCGTCTGGAATGGATCCGCTTCAATCACGCGCTCAGGGAGCCTCACAAAGACCGGTATGGCGTCCACTTCTTTATCGACGATTATCTCTTTCAAAGGGCATGGCATGATCCCAAGCGCTATGCCCTTTTCCTTTCCCAGTTTCCGGCGGTCATGTCGCCGGATTTTTCTATGTTTGCCGACTATCCCGTGGCTGTCCAGATCTACAACCACTGGCGTAAGCATCTCCTGGCGGCTTACTGGCAGTCATTGGGTATGACGGTCATTCCAACCGTCGGCTGGATCGGGCCGGACAGCTACTCCTGGTGCTTTGATGGGGAACCTATCGGCAGCTCAGTCGCAGTGTCATCGGTCGGTGTGATGAAAAATCGGGAAGCAAGAACCATGTTCACTAACGGCTACCGCGAAATGCTCTCTCGCCTCCAGCCTGACAAGATCATCTTTTTCGGCGATGTGCCGGGTGAGTGTCAGGGCAACATTGAGCACCATGATCCCTACTATGAGACCTTCACCAGCAAACGCTCCTTTGCTGACCGAGCGAGGTGATAGCCTATAGGAACAAGAGGATCATCCTCTCATGGCGGAGGGCCTGGTTTCTTTGGAAGAATGCCACGTTACCAGGCACGCTTTATGCAGTTCGCCACCCAACGGGAAGCGGAGGCCTATCACATGGCAGCCAACTTTGACCGGAACAAGTGGGATAACATGCTGAGTGGCGAGGAACGAAATGGCATCTATCAGTACACCAGTTACTGGTATTCGGACATGAACACTTCCCTGCGAGAAGATATGCCAGATTCCAGCGTGGCCAATTATATCGCTGGAGCGACAGCTGGCCTGGACAAGTTTGAAGCCGCTGATGATGTTGTCACTTTCCGCGGTGCGAACCTACACTGGACGGCAAATCTGCTCGGTGGAACGGAGGCGCAAATGTCGAATGCTGCTTTTCTGAAATCCAAGATTGGCAAGACCGTCGTGGATAAGGGCTTCATGTCCTCGGGCACCCATCAGGACAGCTCCTGGTCTGCGGACGTCAAGTATACCATCTTCGTCAACAAAGGGGTTCGTGGCATGTACGTTGACCCCATCTCAGCCAACCGGGGCGAGAAAGAGTTTCTGTTCAACCGTGACACAGAATTCACGGTACACGCTATTAAGACCGGCACTGGCGGCCGCATCCGGGAGTTGATCCTTGAGGCGCTGCCGACCAGGAAGCCACATAAATGAAGGAGTATCCCATGAGCGATAGCAAGAACACTGTCAAAGCATATAACAAAGAGGACATGTGTGAAGAAGTCAAGCATTATCTGGAAACCGAACACAATGTCCATTGGATCAAAGATGAAGCTGTCTGCCGCATCGTACATTTCGTCTATCACGGCGGTATCTGGGATGAGGATTATCGCAACCGCTTCCCGGCTCTTAAAAGAAAGCATATCGATCACTTGAGCGAGGCTGAAGTCCTCTCCTACCTCACCATGATCATCTGCACCGACCGCACCCAGGAAGGATGCATCGACGCGCATATCCAGAACGGCAAGCTGGAAGCCCTGCTCCGCCGCTGGCTGGAGCTGTACGAGAAGGAGAAGAAGCATGCTGCCAACGGATAATCTCGTTCGGACGGAAAGTGTCTCCCTGCTCCAGCTAGCCCATGCCTGCGCCGACTATCTCCGACTGCAGCTGCCGTCCACCGGCAAGCACCCCGGTCATGTCCGGGACAACTGCTGGCGGGCCTGGGAGGCTGCCGTCAAATCGGACGCCGATTTCCTGTACACGCAGGATAGTGATGCGGTCTATGAAAGCTGCAAAGAGAAGGACATCAATGAACTGACCATCGAGCAGGTGCGGGCTTGCATCGCTTGCCTGCTGCATGGGATGGAAGGTCAGGAAGCGCCTTACCCCTGTATTGAAGACGGCATCCTGCTCAATTACCTGGACCAATGGATGAATATGATGGAGGGAACCAACGGATGATTACCTGCAAGCTCAAGGACAAAACCTACACCGTGGACTTTATCTCCGGCAGGGCGCTGCGAGAAATGGAGCCTGCCGCCAAGATGTACAGCCAGATCGTGACCATCGCCAATGCCGCAGCCAAGGGCGAAGACATCCCGCAGGATGAGCACCTGACCATTCAGGGAGCCATGGACGAAATGATCCGTTGGTTTTGCCTGCTGTTCAACAATCAGTTTACGCCGGACGATGTCCTGGACGGCTATCCCGTGGATCGCCTGATGCACGACATCGCGCTGGCGCTCATGGCCGTCCAGACCCAGACGACGGAGATCCTGGACGAGTTCCCTACGAAGGCAGCGGAGGAAAAGACGGAGACGCCGACCACGGAAACTCCGGAGAAATCCTGACGCTGCCGGACTTTATCTATTCGACCTACAACACCCTGCTGGAAGGTGGCTGGCGGATGCGGGAGATCGACGAAATGGACATGCTCGGCTTCCTGCGCGTCCGCGCCTGGAATGTGAAGCGGAAGGCCAAAAAGCAAGAATCCCGGCGCACCACCATTGACAAGGTGTGGCCGGGACTTAAGCCATGAACTTCTGCGATCAGCAGCCCTTCCGTCCGCTCTTATGATCTTCAATGGAGCAGGCGTTGGCTGTGCCGTATTCGATCAGACCAGCATCCGCGGGGTCCACGGAAACGCGGCCGTCCTCAAACACAAAAGCAGGAATGCCCACGTCCCCGATCGCTTTCAGATGATCAAACACCGGGTTTGTATCCCGCAGCCTGATGAAAGCGCCCATATTGCGGATATTTTCGCCAATATTGATGTACTCAAACTCGTCCTGTCGATCCTTGACCTGCTCATGCACATAATCACAGTAAGGGCATGTCGGCATCCCGTATATCTTGATCATCGTCTATCCTCCTCTACGTTGAGACAAATGGCGTTTTGTGAGCGACCTTCGCCTTATTCTTCGTGAGCAGGTTCCGGCTTACAGCTATCCGCCAGGAACCGAAGCAGGTTATCGCTCATATCTTTCGCGTCAAAGCTTTTCTGGGCTTCCTTATACAACCGTGCCATTTGCTCATTCGCATCCTTCGAACCAGTGTACAGAATGTAGGCAGCCAGCATTTCCAAATATGCTTTGGACGGCTCTCCGTCCATATGAAGTTCTTCCCTCTTATAGCGCATATTCAGGGTATTTGCTCCGGTTGCAATCAGGCATTCAAGCGCGTTTTGATCTGCCGTTAATCCATATTCCGCTGGAGATAGAAACATAGAAACTTCTCCTTCCCATAGTATCGGCCTTCTGACCATATGTTATCATCTGCAGCCCCCTTCTGCAAGCCTTTTCCCAACATTTTGGAGGTGACCCCCATTGGCTGATTCCTTACGCGACCTGGTCGTATCGCTGTCGCTAAATACGGATAACTTTACGCGGAATATCAAGTCCGTCAATAAGCAGATCCAGGAAGCGGAATCTTACTTCAAGCTGGCGTCGGCCGGGGTTCAGGGCTTTGATAGTTCTACGGCAGGCCTGTCCTCCAAGCTGGAAATGCTGGAACGTAAACTGTCCCTGCAAAAGGACGCGGTAGGCCAGTATGAAAAAGCGCTGCAGGCTGCCTCCGAAAAGCTCACCGAGTGCTATAATCGGCAGCAGGACTACTCGTCACGCCTGGCGGATGCCAAGGCCAAACAGAATGACCTGGCCATGGAGGTCCAGGTTGCCACTATCCAGTACGAGCATTACCGGGACACCCTGGGCGAAACAAACTCCGCGACGATCGCCGCCAAGCAGAACATGGAGGCCGCTCAGCAGGAATACGCTGAAGCTACAGCTGAAGTGGAGAAGCTCGCCGGGCAGAATGACGCCCTGCAGCGCTCCACCCAGAATGCCGCTGACGCCGTCTCAACGGCGCATTCCCAGCTGAACAAGGCCCAGGCCGCCGTCAAGGAAACGGAAGCCGCCATCAAACAGACCAACCAGGAGCTGAAGACCGCTCAGTCCGCCTGGACTGCCGCAGGAAAAGCCCTGGAGGACTTCTCGAAGAAAGCAGAAAAAGTCGGCAAGAGCGCCACCCAAATCGGCAAATCCCTGACCACCACCTTCACCACCCCTATCCTCGGGCTGGCCACTGGCGCAGTGAAAGCGTCCGTGGAGTTTGAATCCGCCTTTGCCGGTGTCAGGAAAACCGTTGACGCCTCCGAGGCTGAGTTTGATGAGCTGGCGGGATCCATTAAACAGATGAGCACGGAGGTGGCAGCATCCACCACGGACATTGCCTCTGTGGTTGAAACCGCCGGTCAGCTGGGCATCGAGAACAGCCACCTCATGGAGTTCGCCCGGACCATGATCGACCTGGGCAATTCCACCAACATGCAGGCGGATGAGGCCGCCTCCCAGGCTGCTCGTTTCGCCAACATCATGGGCATGAGCCAGAGCCAGTTCCAGAATCTCGGCTCCACGCTTGTTGACCTCGGCAATAACTACGCCACCACCGAATCCGAGATCATGGCCATGTCCCTCCGCCTGGCCGGTGCAGGCAAGCAGGTCGGTCTTTCCGAGGCGGAGATTCTGGGCTTTGCCGCTGCCCTTTCCTCGGTTGGTATTGAGGCGCAGATGGGCGGCTCCGCCTTCTCCAAAGCGCTGGTCAAAATGGAAGTGGCCGCTGCCACCGGCGGTGAAGCCCTGGATGACTTCGCCAAGGTCTCCGGCATGACCTCCGCCCAGTTCAAAAACATCTGGGAGAACGATCCCGCCGCGGCCTTCCATGCTTTCATCACAGGACTGTCCCGGATGGACGAGCAGGGCGTCAGTGCCATCGCCACCCTGAATGATATCGGCATCTCCGAGATCCGTCTGCGTGATACCCTGCTCCGCGCCACCAACGCTACAGAGCTCTTCTCCAAGACGCAGGTCACTGCCAAGAACGCCTGGAAGCAGAATACAGCTTTGACCACGGAAGCGAACAAGCGCTATGCCACCACCGAGAGCCGCCTGACCAACCTAAAAAACAAAGCGGTGCTCTTTGCCCAGACCATTGGCTCTGACCTTGCGCCGATGATCAATCAGATCATTGATGGGGTGGGAAAAGTCATAGAGCGGTTCTCATCCATGGACGCATCCACCCGACAGCAGATCATCAGGATAGCAGGCATTGCCGCGGCCATTGGCCCGGCCATTCTTGTTTTTGGCAAGCTGAGCACCGGCGTGGGCAAGGTCACATCCGTCATTGGCACCTTCGCCACTGCCGTCGGGAAAGCTGGTGGCGGCTTCTCCGGGTTTATGTCGATTCTCTCGAAATCTCCCGCCGTGTGGCTCGCAGTGGCCGCCGCAGTGGTGGTGGGGACTGTTGCCCTGGCAGACTATCTGTCGGGCGCTAAGGCCACCAGAGAGGCCCTGAAAGGGCTTCAGGAAACGGCGGAGAACTGGAAGAATACAGCTGCGGAAACCTTTTACGGGAAGAGCGAGGGCCTGTCCTTCTTCGGCATGTCCAAGGATGATTTCGTCAAGCGCGCCGAGGAAGAAAAGCAGACCGCTGCGCAGTGGATGAGCGGCATGATCGCCGTCTGGTCGGACGGAAAACGCGAAACCAACGACATCGTCAAACAGTGGCAGGATTCCTGGAAATCCCTGACCGGTACGACCAGGGACGGGCTCACTTCCCTGAAAGCCACCGCTGATAAAAACGGCTATACCTCTTTGTCCTCTCAGATGGGCGCTGACCTCAAGCAGCTGGACAGCATCGACAAAGAGATGACCTCGCTGCTCAAGCGCCGTCAGAACAAGAAGCTTTCTGACAAGGACAAAGTCCGGATCCAGGAGCTCATCGACACCCGCAACGCCATCATGGTGAAGTACAAGCTGGTGCCGGAGAGCGAGGATGTCGGCGGCTTTGACACCCTGCAAAAGAAGTTCGACGCCGAAGTCGCCCGCGCTGAAGCCCGCGGCCAGCAGGTCACCATCGCGACCTATGAGAATGCCATCGTCGGCGCGGCGCAGGGGCTGGCGGCCATCAACAGTCAGCTGGATGAGCAGTACGATGCTGAGTATGCGCTCATTCAGCTCATGACCAATGAAGCGGAAAAGCAGAAAGCCCTAACCGATCTCAACGCCCGCTACAACCAGAACCGCAAGAACGCGGCCATGGAGTACGCCACCTTCCTGCAGGGCGTTGTAGGGCCGGTCTGGGAGAAAGACAGCATCCAGCAGGCCAAGACCCAGGTCACCGACCTCTTCCAGTTGCTCCGCAAATACAGCGCCGCCAGCAAGGATGAGAGGGACAAGATGCTGCCCGACCTCAACCAGCTCACCAAGGGCATGGATGAGGGGGCCATCGCGGAATATATCGGGCTGCTGACGCAGGTGCAGTCGCTCCTGGACAGCGGCTTCTCTGAGGCCGAAGTCTCGTCCATGTTCCCGGACATCGACTTCTCGTCCGCGCTGGAGCAGCTGGCGTCCATCCAGACCTTCCTCAATAACAACAGCTGGGACAGCAACCTGGACAGCCTGAACACCATGTTTGGAGATGCCTTAGGTGAAGAAGTCCTGAAGATCGCTACTGATCTGGACATGACCGGCGCACAGGCAAGATGGGAAGAGTGGGCCACCAATCCCGGGTCCATCACCACGGACGCCATCGTGGAAAGCTACGCCGAAGCGGAAAACATCGCCAAGCTGCAGCCGAAGGTGGATGCCTTCGTGGAAAAGTACACGGAGGTCAAGGAGGGCGCGGATAAAGCTTCCCTGACACCCTCCGGCCTGCTCGCCTATGTCGCCACCTACGCGGAAGCGACGACTGGTACAGATGTCTCTTCCTTGAATCCCAGCAATATTACCGCCATGGTTGCCGCTTATAAGGAGCTGGCAGCCGGCGCGGATGTCTCCACCCTGAAACCTTCAGAGATCACTGCTTACATCATGCAGTATCTCGAGAAAAAGGGCGTGGACACCTCCAAACTGTCCCCGGACGCGGTCACAGCCTTCGTCATGGCCTATGAGGAACTGACCGGGGGCGCGTCCACGACAGCCCTAACGCCCTCCAACATCACGGCCATGGTGGTCAAGTACGCGGAGGCGGAGGGCATCGACCTGTCCGCCCTGTCTCCGGACCAGATCACCGCTCTGGTGAATACCTTTGCTGAGGCAACCGGCTGCGACAAATCCTCCCTGATGCAGAACTTTGTGGCCTACATTGCGGAATACAAAGAGGCCGCTGGTGTCAAGAAGCCTACGCTGAACATCTCGGTCGGTCTAACCGGGTATGACCTTCTCTCCTACCGTCGGTTTGTCAAAAACAACAAGGTCACGGTCGATGGCATCGTCAAGCTCTCTGAGCTCTATCAGGATCCATCAGAAGCCCTGGGCGAAGAGAACGTCAAGTTCTGGAAAGACGGCATCGAGATTCCCGCGAAGGCCGTCACCACGGAAATGCTGAAGCCCAGCGACCTGGCTGTCCTGGACACGGACGGCACCATGCACATCCTGATCACCACAGAGGTCACCGGCGCTCCTGAAGCCATTGAGGATATGCGGGAACAGGTCACGGAAGTTGACCAGTTGGGCATGACCGCCATAGGCACAGCCTTTACTGGCATCATGCCCGCTTCCCTCATGGACTTCATTTCCTCTGCCGAAGAGCGAATCAAAACTGCCAAAGAGAGAATCGGCAGTTGGAACAGCTTCTTATATGGCGGTGAAGAAGGAATCATGCGAACGTTGGATCAGTCCATGCAGTATGACTTCTCCCCGGATCGTATCGCACAGCTTTCCACCTACGTCGCGGAGGTGGTCTCCGCTATCCAGCAGGGTAACGCTGTCAGCCAAGAGGACATGGATAACTTGAACACGATCCTGCAGTTTGTTCAGGATCTAGACACCGCAGGCGTTGGCAGCAATGTCACTCAGGGCATTGCTGAGGGCATGGTCTCTGTAGGATGGGATGGCAGCGCTGAAACCCTAGCCAACAATCTGGAGGCAGCCATTAATGCCGCGTTAGTTATCAACTCTCCATCCGCACGAATGATGCCAGCGGGTCAGTACGTAGCCCAAGGCATCGGCGAAGGCATGACAGGAACTGACATGAGCAGCTATGCCTCCACCCTTGCATCTGCTATTGAGACCGCAGCCTCCGGCGTGCTGACCTCCAGCATGCTCTCTTCATATGGAATAACCGTCGCTTCCGGTTTGGCCTCCGCCATGAGCGGGTACAGCTTCTCATCCTCGGCAGGAACCATTGGCAGCAAGGTGCGAAGCGCTGCTTCCTCGTCTCTGACCAGCGCCACGCTTCGTACCGTTGGCATCAACGCCATGAACGGCCTCGCCGCCGGTATCCGGTCCGGGCAGAACGCCGTGGTATCGGCCATGCGGACAGCAGCAAAGAAAGCGGTACAGACCGCCAAGAGTGAGCTGAAGATCTCCTCCCCTTCCCGCGTCTTCCGGGATGAGGTCGGCGTGATGACCATGAAAGGATTGGGGGAAGGCGTTACCCGTGAGGCCACCAGGCAGGCCAAGGTCATCTCCAATGCCGCACGGTACCTGACTGATGCCGCTCACGATGGAGCCATCGGGTACACGCACTCTGACAACAGCCGGACCTACAACAGCACTTCCTCCGTCAACTTCTCCGGCAGCAGCTTCTACATTCGCGATGAGCAGGATGTACGGTCGCTGGCCATTGAGATTGCCACACTGACCAAGCGTCAGCAACGGGGCAAAGGCCTCAGAATGGCATAAAACCACTTGACTTTTCGCGTCTTACGAGCGTATATGTCACTACCCAAATCGAAGGAGGTTGATGCTATGGGATTCATGATGCATATTCGGCCAGATGTGCTGGCCAAGCTACGCGAGGAGTTCCCTCCCGGAACAAAGGTCGTACTTGATTCTATGAACGATCCATATCGTGACATGCCCGCCGGGTTAACCGGTGAAGTCATGTTTATTGATGATGCAGGCGGTGCCCACATCGCCTGGTCCAATGGAAGTACTCTAGCTTGCCTTCACGGGATCGATCGTTTTCATAAGGCTGATTAAATGTCGTCTCAGATGCGACCATAACGATCATTTTTGTTGTATAATAGCAGCATCCCAAGCGGAAGGAGGTAAGGCTCATGTATGGCGCATTGCTTGGTGACATGATTGGCTCCCCGTATGAGTTTGACCGGGGAAAGAAGACAAAAGATTTCCCACTCTTCATGGTGGAATCTGAATGGACAGATGATTCCGTCATGACCATCGCGGTCGCAAAAGCCCTGCTGGGCACGCTGGGCAAGGACGGTCCGCAGGATCAGGTGGACGTCGACATCCGCTACGCCGTCGAGCGATCCATGCAGAAGTGGGGCCGCCGCTATCCGCATGCCGGATACGGCTCAAGGTTCTATTACTGGCTGCGCGACAAGAATCCGGAACCCTACAACAGCTGGGGCAATGGCTCCGCCATGCGGGTCTCCGCTGTGGGCTGGCTCTATGACACCATTGAGTACACCCGCCATGTGGCGCAGCTGACCGCAGAGGTCACGCACAACCATCCGGAAGGTATCAAGGGTGCGGAGGCTACGGCGTCCGCGATCTTCCTGGCGAGAACCGGACACAGCAAGGATGAGATCAAACGGTTTATCGAGACGGAGTTCGGCTATGACCTGTCCCGGACATGTGATCAGATCCGGCCCACATACCATCACGTCGAAAGCTGTCAGGAAACCGTCCCGGAAGCCATCACGGCTTTCCTGGAGGGCACATCCTTTGAGGATGTGATCCGGACGGCCGTTTCCCTGGGTGGGGACTGTGACACCCTGACCTGCATCGCCGGCTCCATCGCGGAATCGTTCTACGGTGTGCCGGACGAACTGAAGACCGAGTGCAGAAAGCGTCTACAGCCCGACATGATCGCTGTGCTGGATGAGTTTGATCAGCACAGGAAGTAACCGAAAAGCAATCACGACCATGGGTCACCTGTCAAACGGTGACCCTTTGACGTTTTGGAGGCAGTCATGCCAACACAAGCAACGCATCAGGACTATTTCATCTGGAACGGTGTGGACTGCCGGAACTACGGCATTCACGTGTCCGAACAGCCACCCATCACGATCCCACAGGAACGGTCCACCCAGACCAACATCCCCGGCAGGCCGGGTTCGCTCACTACACTGGAAGGTGAAGACGTCTATGATGACCTGGTGCTGACGGCTGAGTGCTTTATCTCCGGTCCAGCGCAGATTCCGGCCATCGCAGGCTGGCTCAAAGGCAGCGGAACGGTCACTTTTGCCAACCGGCTCGGCGGCCACTACAATGCGAGGATCGCCAACCAGATCCCGTTTGAAAAGGTACTGAAGGGTAATCCGCACTGCACCTTTGCTGTCAACTTCCGCTGCTATCCGTTCTGGTATCAGGACGAGGTTTCCAACATTACGGTCACGACGTCTGGCTCCACCGTCACAAATCCAGGTTCGGTCTATGCTGAACCGATTATCACCGTATATGGGTCAGGGACGATCACGCTCATGTTGGGTACGACCATCGTGGAGCTGGAAAACATCTCCGGAAGCATCACCGTTGATTCCGTGGTCCAGGAGGCCTATAAAGGGCAGACACTCATGAACGATCATATGAGCGGAGACTTTCCCATCCTGCGACCGGGCATGACCGCGATCAGCTGGAGCGGAAGCGTGACCAGGGTTGTCATTCAGCCCAACTGGCGGTATCTGTAATGCTTGGCCGATACAATTCTAACATTTTCGCAGGCCCCTGTTATCTTCCCTCAATCCATGCTATACTGGCTCATGTTCCACTTCTCAGAAGAGGATGATCCACAATGAGCAAAAGCACCCTCAAGGGGTCCCGCGATATAGAGTATCTTGCCCTTCTTAGAGAACAACACCGGAGGATCAAACCAGTGCTTTTCACATGCAATGCCTGCAAGTATACGTTTCCTGAACACCTGCTGCATCCTGACGAAATGGAGGATGAGCTCTACCGCTGCCCTGACTGCGGCAAGTTTGCTGTTCGTCCAGCCACCGAGGATGAGATCGCCTGGTACCAGCGGGCGCAGGAAGAAAACGCTGAGGAAGACGAAGGCCGTTCGGAGGAGTGAAGAGAATGGATGTTTCCAAGAAAGACTGGGCACTGTACCGTGAGCGCCTCCCCGTATGGCAAGAGCGCTATATGGAACGTTTGATCGCTCAGTACAAGGCGCTCATTGATGGCGAAGCCCCTGCTTCAGATAAATACTGGGAGCTTGAAAAACGCATCCGTGCGGACAAGAAGAAGCCCGGCGTAGTGGTTGAAATGAGCAAGCAGGAGATGATCTATCAGATTGTCGAGCTGCTCCATGATAAAACGATAACCCTCAGTGACCTGGACGGGTTCAGTGAAGATTTGATCAGTACCGTGCAATTCATGTATAACCGATAACCACAACAATCGTTTCTCTTACGTCTCTTCATCTGAGAGGCGTATTTCTGTTTTTGGAGGTACCTGCCAATGATCTGTGTCTACCCAGCCGACTGCACCGACTTTTCCACAAACGGTAATGGCGCACTTTCTCCGACATCCGCTACCGTCACGGAAACGCTGAACGGTGAGTATGAGCTGCAGCTGGAGCACCCGATTGATGAAAATGGAAAGTGGCAACGGCTGATCGAAGGCTGCATCCTCCGCGCTCCTGTTCCCGCCGCTATGACGCCTGCGGTCAACTATCATGCTTCGGGATCGTCATCCGCCGGCAAGGAAATCTGGCGTATTGACACGGATATCCCGTCAGCCTCCGTTCGGGGCGGTACCCTCCGCCTGCGCAGCGGTCCTGGAGATAAGTACAAGGTACTGGCCAACTACAAGAACGGGTCCATTGTCCAGGTGCTCAACAAGACTAACAGCAGCTGGTATGAATGTACCGCGCCTGACGGTAAGCACGGCTATTTTTCCACGAAATATCTGGCTCTGGAGAGAACAGAATCCTCCTATGAGGCCGCTGTCAACTCTGTCGTGGAATCCCGGCAGCTCCGAGACCAGCCCTTCCGCATCTACCGTGTCGTGCCTAGCCTGGACAAAATCACCGTTTATGCCCGGCACATCTTCTACGATCTCCTCGACAACATGATCGCGTCCGTCAAGCCCTCATCTTCACAGGTGGGGGCTTCTGTTGTGCAGCAGATCTCCGCTGAATGCATGACGGCCCATGACTTCACTTTCTACTCTGACCTGGACGCTACCGCGGAGGAAGTTGAATACGTCAACACCAATCCGGTGGACGCGCTCCTCGGCGAGGACGGTATTGTCGATAAATATGCCGGTGAACTGACCCGGGACTGGTTCGATGTGTACCTGGTCAAGCGCGTCGGACGCGACACAAATGTACAGATCCGGCAGGGAAAGAACCTGCTGGGCATCAGCTACGACATCGACATCACGGATGTGGTTACCCGCATCATGCCGACCGGCGAGAACATTTCGGGTGACGTGTTCTACCTCCCGGAGGTCTTTGTCGACAGCCCGTACATCAACAACTATCCCCATCCCAAGTGGATGCACCTGCCGGTGTCAGAGGCCAAGGAGTCCACTGACGAGGATAATCCGAAGACGCTGGATCAGTGCCGGGCTGAAATGCGGGCTGCTGCTCAAAAGCAGTTTGAAGCGGGATGCGATCAGCCCACCGTCACGCTGAATGTGGATTACATTAACACGGCTGACACGGAAGAATACAAGGACTACGCCTTCCTGCAGAACATTTACCTGGGCGATGCTGTCCGCGTGATCGTTCCACGCATCGGCATCTGGGTGTCCATGCGGATGACCCAGTACACCTACGACTGCCTGACAAAGCGGTACACGAAGATCACCCTGGGCACCGTTGCGGATACTGTGGAAGGTAACGTGATCTCCTCCCGCCAGCTGCCGTCCGGGATCATCACCGGCACGAAACTGGCCATTAACTCCGTCGGCGCGGGCGCTCTGCAGAACGGTTCTGTCAGCTCCGCTCACATCCAGATGGCCGCCATTGATACGGCACATATCCAGGACGCCGCGATCACCCGGGCCAAGATAGGCGATGCCGCGGTCGGATCCGCGCAAATCCAGGATGCCTCCATTATCCGGGCAAAGATCGCCGAAGGTGCTATCGGGTCAGCGCAGATCGATGACGCTTCCATCACGCGAGCAAAAATTGCGGATGCCGCCATTGGGACAGCCCAGATCGAGGACGGTTCCATTAACTCGGCGCACATCGGGGCTGGTGAAATCCAGGAAGCCCATATCCATGACGGGGCTATCACTCATGCCAAGATCGGCGACGGTGAGATCCACCGCGTCCACATTGAGGACGGTGCCATCGACAGCGCGAAGATCGCGGATGCCGCCATCACCAATGCCAAGATTGATGGAGCAGCCATTGGCACCGCCAACATTCAGGACGGAGCGATCGTCCGGGCCAAGATTCTGGACGGTGAGATCGTTACCGCTAAGATCGCTGACCTGGCTGTCACATCCGGTAAGATCGCCGACCTCGCGGTCAGCACAGCAAAAATCGCGAACGCAGCTATAACAAACGCGCAAATCGCGAACGCGGCTGTCGATACCGCACAGATCGCCCTGGGCGCGATTACAGCCGCGCTCATTCAGAACGGCGCGATCGGCACCGCCCAGATCGCGGACGCCAGTATCACGGAAGGCAAGATCGTCTCCCTGAACGCTGATGTTATCCAGTCCGGTACACTCGCCACTGAACGTCTCATTATCCGGGGCGAGGATGGTCTGATCTACCAGATCAACGCTCTGGCGTCTGGTCTGTCCATGCAGGAACTGAGCGAGGAGCAATACAGGGAGCAGCTCGATGGTTCCGTGCTGGTCAAGCGGTCCGTGACCGCAGAGCAGATCGCCGCCGCGACCATCACCGCCAATGAGATTCTGTCCGGGACCATCACCGGCGACAAGATCGCCGCGGCCACCATCGAAGGCGCAAACCTGAAGGCTGGGATCATCACCACATCCCATCTGTCCTCTGAGTTCGGAAAGACGATGGATCTGTCCTCCAATATCGGGATCAATCAGACCGTTTCCAAGGTCTACACCGATATGGAGATCATATCGGATGCGGCTCAGGCCGCTCAGAACGCTGCCACAAGCGCGCAGGCCAGCGCAGACAGCAAGAGGCGGGTCTTCACTTCACAACCTGTCCCGCCCTATGACGCAGGTGACCTATGGGCAGGTGGCTCCGATTCCGACCTCATGGTCTGTGCCGTCTCCCGGTCGGAGGGCTCCTTCAGCGTGGATGACTGGGTGCTTGCGTCCTCGTCCGTGTCTGACCTGACCATCGGTGGAAGAAACCTGCTGGTCGGCACAAATGGTAATAACACCGTCATCACTCAGGATTATTCTTTCAGCCCCGTAGACATCCAGGAAGCCGCAGATGCCTGGGATCGTCGGGTGACATTCCGGGTCAAGCTGAACGTGAACAACGGCTCCTGGAAAGCCCGCATCCGGCTCATTGCCAAGGCTGCTGCCGCGACAACGCTCGGTGACATGGTTCTGGCTATCGGTGTACTCGGAACCTTTGAAGGCCTGATGCTGGATTATGACAGCGAGCCCGTCACCGAAACTGGATGGGCAACAGTCACCGTTCAGATGCCCTCCACCGACTTCCGGGTTCAGGCCATGATCATCGGTACTGGCGAGACTGGGTATGCTTACCCCAAGCTGGAGCTCGGCAACTCCCCTACTCAATGGACGCCAGCCCCGGAAGACATCCAGGGCAGTATTGATACCGCCCAGCAGACAGCGAACGGCGCAGCCACCGCCGCGGGCAACGCTCAGTCCACTGCTGACAATGCCATTACCGCTGCAGGTAATGCTCAATCCTCTGCCGATGCCGCTCAATCAAGCGCCAATGCAGCCCAGTCTAGTGCTGACGCGGCACAATCCACCGCAAATAGCGCAGTTACGGCTGCCAGCAATGCTCAGTCCACCGCTGATAACGCTCAATCCTTGGCACAGTCCGCCCAGGCTGCGGCTGAAGCGGCGCAAGCCTTCGCTGAAACCGTTCAGGAATATGCGGAAGGTATCCAGCTGCAGGTGGACGGAAAGGTCGACACCTGGTTCTTCGAAGGCGCTCCTTCAGCCTCAGTTGCTCCGGAAAAGGACTGGTCCGCTGCTGACAAGGTCATTCACACGGATGACCTGTACTATGACATTCTGACAGGTTATTGCTACCGTTACACAAAAAACAGTTGGGTCCGGATCAAGGACAGCGATATCTCATCTGCCATGAGCGCCGCCAGCGCTGCACAGGACACAGCTGACAATAAACGCCGTGTGTTTACCCGGACACCTAGCACCCCGTATGACGTGGGTGACCTCTGGGTTGAAGGCTCAGGCGGCGACATGAAAGTCTGTACGACGGCGAGGGCAAGTGGCAGCTATCTGGCCTCGGATTGGTCACTGGCAACCGCTTCTGTTCTTGCCGCTCAAGCCGCTGCAAGCGCTGCTCAGGCTGCTGCAGGAAATGCTCAGTCTACGGCTGATGCAGCCCAGACAGCCGCCGGCAATGCCCAGTCTACCGCCGATAGCGCTGTTACAGCGGCAGGCAATGCCCAGAGTGCGGCTGACGCGGCCCAGACCGCAGCGAGCAACGCGCAGTCTACCGCTGACAACGCCGTTACTGCTGCTGGAAATGCCAAGACAGCCGCTGATGCAGCTCAGTCCATCGCAGATGCGGCGCAGACCGCCGCTGGAGCAGCCCAGTCTACAGCGGATGCAGCCCAAACCGCTGCAGGAAACGCCCAAAGCACCGCTGATAACGCAAAGTCTACCGCTGATAATGCAGCAAGTGCTGCCAGCACAGCTCAGTCCACCGCTGACGCGGCACAGACCGCTGCAGGAGCAGCACAGTCCACTGCTGATGCAGCTCAGACAGCTGCCGGAAACGCTCAATCCACCGCAGACAATGCAGCCACCGCCGCTGGCCAGGCTAAGACAGCCGCTGACAATGCCCAGTCGACCGCTGATACTGCTCAAGCCTCTGCTGCTACAGCTCAATCCACTGCAGAAGCTGCCCAGACTGCCGCCTCCGCCGCTCAGGCATATGCTGAAAGCGTCCATGCCTATGCTGAGGAGATCGAAGCGCAGCTGGATGGAAAGATCGACACCTGGTTCTATCCCGGTGTTCCGTCTGCTTCTTCCCTGCCTGAAGTAAACTGGTCGGCAGAAGACAAAGTCCACCATACTGATGATCTCTACTACGATACTGATTCCGGATACTGTTATCGCTATACCGGTACAGTATGGTCCCGCATTAAGGATAGTGACATCACATCCGCGATGAGTGCCGCCAGTGCTGCCCAGGACACGGCGGATAACAAGCGCCGGGTCTTCACTACTCAACCCATTCCGCCCTATGACACCGGTGACCTGTGGGCAGGAGGATCTGATTCCGACCTCATGGTCTGCATCGCATCCCGTTCGTCCGGTACCTTTGACGACGCCGACTGGGGGCTGGCTTCATCCTCGGTATCTGAGCTTTCCATCGGCGGGAGAAACCTGCTGCTCAACACCAGTTCTGAAGCCAAGGCCATCACGCAGTCCTTCTCCTTCTCTCCTGTCAATGTAGAGGGTACCGCCGATGCCTGGGAAAGCAAGATCACTTTCCGTGTCCGGCTTGATGTATCTACCGGCAGCTGGTTTGTTCGGATCCGGCTCGCCGCCAAAGCTGAAGCTAGCACTGTCCTGGGCGATATGGTCCTGGGTCGTTCTGTGATGGGAACCGCCACTGGATCAACCCTCGACTTCGATGGCGATCCTCTAACCGCTCCGGGCTGGGCTACCCTTACTGTCCTCATGCCCTCCACCGATTATACCGTACAGGCCATGATTGTAGGTGGCGGTAATACATCCTACTCCTGCCCGAAGCTGGAGCTTGGCAATGCTCCCACACAATGGACGCCCGCTCCCGAGGATGTACAGAGTACCATCACGACTGCTCAACAGACAGCCGACAATGCGGCTACCGCTGCCGGTCAGGCTCAATCCGCTGCTGACACAGCCCAGAGTACGGCAACAGCGGCCCAGACCGCCGCCAGTACTGCTCAGTCTACAGCCAACACCGCCAAGTCAACTGCTGATACTGCGAAAACCACAGCAGACACGGCAAAGGCCACAGCCGATACTGCCAAATCAACCGCCGATACCGCCAGTTCCACGGCAACAGCAGCCCAATCCACCGCCTCTACGGCCAAGTCAACAGCGGATGCCGCGAAGACAACCGCTGACACCGCTAAGTCTACCGCTGATACCGCGCAATCCACTGCCACCGCTGCTCAGTCCGCTGCTAGCACAGCCCAGTCTACTGCAGACGCTGCTCAGACCACAGCAGATGCCGCTCAGTCCGCTGCAGATACAGCCCAGAGCACAGCAGATGCTGCCCAGTCTACTGCAACAGCAGCACAGGCGTCCGCCACTTCAGCCATACGTGCTGCGGCGACTGCGCAAGAAACCATCGATACTCTTTCCATCGGCGGCAATAATCTGATCTGGGGCACACTCAATCCCAACACCGATGTTGGCGAGCGTCCTGCCATCAATGGCCTGCATGCGGATGCCACATCCAATGGTGGTGAGCTCTTTACCTCCTCCGGATTCATGGAAGCCATGACACACGGCATCAAGATCGTGAACACCGATGCTGTCCGAACCTTCATGCAGTTTGGGGAAAGCACTGCTGAAAACGGTTCACTGCTCGGGCTCAAGCCCGGTGGAACCTACACCCTGTCCTGCGATGCTGAGTTCATGCTCCTGTCGGGAACAAAGACAGCTACCATGTACCATACGTTCATGTATCTCTACCATGACGGTGCCCAGCCTGGCACCTTTGCTCTGGGTTCGCGTTACCTGCTCGGAAGTCTGACCCAGCCACTGAAGGGCACAGCCATGGAGAAGCGTGTCGAGTGGACCTTCACGATTCCCAAAACCGCAACCATGCTGTATATCCTTGTAGCGAATCACTGCACTACGCTCAGTGAATACGGTGTTGGCGATTATATCGTCCTGGACAATCTGAAGCTGGAACACGGCCACCGCGCCACCGACTGGACATCTGCTCCGGAGGATGACGAGGAAGAGATCGAGACCAAGCTGGCTGACATCCATGCCCGCATCAGCAATACCGGTGACAGTATCCGGCAGGAGGTGCAGGCTAACTATGCGCTGGCCAGTGACATGTCGCAGATCGTCCAGACCGTTGGCACCCTCTCTGAGCAGAGCGAGAACAACTACACCTGGGCTGTCACCAGGGTCAACCAGCTGCAGTCCGACCTGAACTCCTCACGGCAGGCTACAGAAGATGAGCTGGCAGTCATGCGGACCTATATGACCTTTGGTGAGGATGGCCTGTCCATCGGCAAGACCGGGAATCCCTTCACTTTCCGCGTCGTCAATGATCGTCTAGCCTTCTACATGAACGACACTGAAGTGGCTTACCTCTCCAACAACAAGCTCTACGTTACCCAAGCTGAAATCCTGACACGGATGATCATCGGCAAGTTTGCCTTTGAACCCCAGTCCAACGGAAACCTCTCTCTGATCTATAAGGGCTAACATTTTTTAGGAGGACACAAGATGAGTTATACCAAGATCACGACCAGCTTCAAGGACCATGAGACCGTCCTGACTGCCGCGCACCTCCAGCACATGGAGAACGGCATCGCTGACAACGATGCCGCGCTGGTCAACCGGGTCAGGACAGATACCAACGCTCAGGGCCTGGGGACCAGTCAGAAGCGGAATGCTCGGACAAATATTGATGCTCCGAGCACTGCTGAAATGGCCGCCGCTGTTGCTGCAGAAGCCGACCTTCGGAGCGCAGCTGACGCTGCTATGGAAACCAAGACTGACGGCATCCTGGATAAAGTAGATCAGGCGAAGGAAGATATCACTGACCTGCAGGCCGTGTCCTCTTCGATGGTCAAAACAAAGACGGTCTCTGGCAACCCGCTGACCATTAAGGACGCGCTGGCGGGGAAAGTAAAGAAACTGGTCCTCAAGCTGGAGCCCAAACAGAGCATGAATGGGTACAGCAAACCCTGGATCGGCGGCTTTGGAAAAAACCTGGCCAGTCCTGTCACTGACAGCAATGGCTGGTCGATTAACGTGGGCGGTTCTTTCAGTGTGAATGGCGATATTCTGGTTGTTGAAACCACTGCCGCAGTTTCGTCTGGTGTGTATGCCAAGTCAGGCTCAGCCCTGAGGAACACTCTTACTTCTCTTTCCGGCCAGTATACGTGGAGCATTGAGGTGAAGGCCTCTGCAAGCATCTCGGCAGCCATTGGTGTACAGGGTATTGCAATGCGCAACAACGTGAATGTCGGGACCAGTTGGACGCGTATCAGCGGGACTGGCACTTTCAGTGCCACATCTGTACCTTTTGTCATTTACAACAATGGCAGTACAGCCGCAACCATCGAGGTCAGAAACCTGCAGATTGAAGCCGGTTCCACTGCAACTGATTATGAGCCCTATGAAAATGTCTGCCCGATTGAAGGATATGACTCAGTCCTTGTCACCATTAACGGTTATAATCTCTACGATAAAGAGGATGTTGTCATAGGAAAGAATTGGCTGAATGGTGTAGCCGCCAATAGGGCTCTTGCAGTCATCCCCACTGAAAAAGGGAAAGCCTTAACCATCCGTGCCGATCAATTAGGTTCTGATCGTAGGGTTGTCATTGTAGGAACAAATGTGTTCGGTAGCACCGCCACCCAGTCGTTCAACAAAGGTTTCCAAGCTGGCCTTACCACAAAACAGTATACAGTAGAAGCCGATAACTACTGCCTTGTACAGTTTGAGCGCGTAGATGGTGGGGCATTAACACAAGAAGACATTGATTGCTGGCGCATAATTGTCTCATATGAAGATATAAAAGAGCTCATCATCCCGATTTCCACTTCAGCCGGCGGCCCCGTTTACAGCGGCACCGTCACTATAAATGAGGATGGTACAGGTTCGCTGGTGATAGACCGGGAGTGTGTGACGCTGAATCTTAGTGACTCAGAGCTACAATACAGCACAAACACGAAAACATTTTATTTCACAACTGACATAGCGACGGGGATGAAGGTCAAGCAATACACCGAGGCTTTCACCGGGCTCTGTGACAGGTTTGAATCATATCCCGGGGCACCTGCATGGAACACTGTCACAAAACCCTACATCGGATTTGGTCCTACGATGAATGTCCGCTTCTCCATCCCCGGGATAACAGCCCCTGCCACCGCCCTTCAATACATCAATGGCTGCCAGGTTTGCTACGAGCTCGAAACGCCGCTTTCCTACACGCTAACCGCGGCGCAGATCAGCACTTTGTTAGGAACTAATCATCTGTGGACGAATGGCACCGAGATAGAACTGACCTACCAAGCAGAGAAATATGGCAACGCTGATAAGCTTCTCTCCGCGTTTCCTGTTCGCTCCACCGGCCCCGCCGATATCGTTGCCTTTGATGACGGCGCGGATGACATGCCTGTTCAGGCACTTACCGTTGCAATTGAACCGAAGCAGGATCTGAACGGTTATGACCATCCTTGGATTGGTGGCATTGGGAAAAATCTCATCGGCATAGAAGGGCATAAATGGCATACGGATGGCACTTGGGCTGCACAGGGCAACGCTTTGTCAAGTGGTTTGCTCGCTGTAACGCCAGGCGAAAAGTTTTCTTTCAGCAAAAAAAGTGCATTCGTCTCAACAAGTGCGAATTTAGTCTGTCGCCAGTTTGATGCGAATAAAACGTTTCTGAATTCAGGCACTACGAATTTCAACTATAACAGTCTGACAGGGTCATACACTGTGCCGAATAACGTGTATTATGTAGGGTTTACCCAGTTTTTCGATGAAGATGCGAACAAAGAAGCATTCGAAGTTCAGGTTGAGCGAGGGGCAGCCGCAACCTCCTACGAGTCCTATGAAAACATCTGCCCGATCAGCGGCTTCAGCTCAGTGAGGATGACGCGGAGAGGGAAAAACCTGCTGCCGCCCAACGATATTGTCGTCTGGCAAAACGGGTCCATCAATACTTCAGGCAACAACTTTGCCAGTGATTACGGAATCCGGATGAGAGACTTCCTCCCTATCGATCCTGATACAGAATACACCTTCTCCGCCTCTGGGCAATCGGATGACTGCGCTTTCTTCTGCTATGATGCCAATTACAATCTTCTCTATCGTTTCCAGTTATGGTCGATCAATAACGGAAACGGGCACTATGCCACCTTTACAACGCCCAGCAGTACTGCCTACTATCGCCTCCGCCTGACCGGGTCAGACTACAGGCCTGACAGCACGATGAACATGCAGCTGGAGCTGGGCTCCACCACCACTTCCTTTGAGGCTTATCAGGAGACCGCCTTTGATGTCTCCCTAGAAAAGGCCGGCACCGTGTATGGCGGTACGCTGAACGTCCTGACAGGTGAGCTGACAGTCGACAGAGGGATCACAACACTCGCTGATAAAACCTTCTCCGAAAGGCAAAGCAGCATCTTACCTGCTGGCGGTTATTACGTGATCAATGGTTTTGCCGATTGGATAAGCGCACAAAAAGCGATCGTCAGTGATATGTTGCATGGAACGGTCTTTGCTGATCGCGGCGCGGACGGCACGATTTCTCCCTTGAATTCCTCGTCAGCCGCAGTCAACAGTCTTGCTTTGTTTACGAAAAAGGCAAAGGAAGAAGCAATCGCAGCCTACAAGGATGCTACGATCTGCTACCCGCTCGCCAATCCGGTCACATACCAGCTCACCCCTCAGGAAGTATCCACGTTGCTTGGCGGCAACACCTTCTCCTGTGATGCCGGTAAGGTATCTCTCGAATACCGTGCCGATCCCAGCCTCCTGATCAATAAACTCCTGACCGCTATAACGGCTTACGGCATTACGGTGTGATAAGGGGCAGATACCATGAACAACAATATACCTTATCCGAGGGGGCGTTGAAATGGCCACAGTAGTCAACTATACCGCTACACTGCGTACAAGGAACAGAAACTCAATTGCCAATGCCAAGACGGGCAGAGCAACCCAGGAGTTCTACAATGCCGGTGATAACTACGCCGGCATTATTCTTTTCTCGGGCATGAAGCTGACCGGGAAGGTCATTACCGGTCTGCAGCTGACCGTTACCTCTGCCTCCTCCGGTTACGGTGCAAGCAGCAGTAAGACGGTTTATCTCCGGAAAGCACTTTACCAGGACGATATCGCAGACGGCGTCACCGGTTCCGGCTATGCCGGCGATGCCCTCGGCACGTTTACCGGCTCTTTCTATAACAATACGACCACGAATACCATCACAGGCGACCTCCTGACCGCCATGGGCAACTACATTAGTCAGGGAAACAATGCCTTTGTCATTTACAACCCAAGTCCGCATGCCGGATCCCAGGGCTGGAGTACCAACTATCTGCAGTGGACCAGCGTCACGCTGACCGTTGCCTATGAGGAAGCGGTATCCGCTCCAACCACGTCAGCCTCATCCGTGAATCTGGGCTCTGCTGTCACGATCTACACCAACCGAACCTCCACCGCCACGACTCACACGATCACTTATGCTTTCGGCAGCGTCACCGGATCGATCGGTACAAACGTGGGTAATTCTGTGTCCTGGACACCGCCACTCACACTGGCCAGTCAGATCCCCAACGCTGTCAGCGGCATCTGCACTATTACCTGCGTTTCCTACAACAACGGCCAGCAGACCGGCACAAGAACTGTCAAGATAACGCTCACAGTCCCCAGCAGTGTCGTTCCTCAGATCACCTATGTCTCGATTACTGATAGCAATAGCACAGTAGTCGAGAAGATCGGAACCTTTGTCAAGCTGCTGTCCCGGCCGCTGATCGCCATTACCGCAAACGGCGTATACGGCTCGACCATCGCTTCCTACCGCACCACCTTTGATGGTGTCACCTACACCGACGCATCGTTTATCACGAACAAAGCGCTGTCCACAGCTGGCACCGTCACCGCCACCATTACCGTCACAGATACCAGAGGGCGCACGGTCACCCGCAGCACAGCGATCAATGCCTTGGACTATTCCTATCCTTCCATTAAGCAGTTCAAGTGTGAGCGGTCCGATGCCGACGGCACAGCCACCCAGGTGGACGGTGTCAATGTGCGGTACAACTTCTCCGGCTCAGTCGCCCCAATCGATAACAAGAACGGTGTGGCCTGCGTCATTTACTACAAGCTGTCGACCGCCTCCGCATGGATTAAAGCCGAAAACATCCCGATCGCTGCCTACAACATCACAGCCGTCAATGTTGTGATGGAGCAGGAGTTCGAGCTGTTGTCCTCCTACGACATCAAGGTGCACCTGCAGGATTACTTCTATGCCATTGAGCAGTCCGTATCCATCGGCACCAAGACGGTCATCATGGACTTTCTGGCAGACGGAACAGGTATCGGCATCGGCAAGATCGCTGAGGCAAGCGGGAAATGTGAGATCGGCTGGCCGCTAGAGCTCACAGAGCCGCTCTCGGTAGATAACGGTGGCACTGGTGCCACGACAGCTGCTAACGCCATAGCTAACCTGGGCGGTGTAAAGAAGACCGGCGATACCATGACCGGAAACTTGAATGTGCAGGGATACACGTATCCAAGCATCAAGCTCAAACCAACATACGAAAGCAAAAAAATGGCTGCAGCCGTCGTTGAAGGCAACTTCAATGGTATTGCCGCCTTAGAAGCATGCGAGGATGAGAACGGCAACGTCAGAAGGCAGCTGGAAGTGAGAACAGAATCCTTTCAGCCCGGTCTGGACTATGCCGTTCTGCTGCGCACAAACAACAATGGCACATGGGGCACCTACCGGCTGTTTCACACAGGTATGAGCTCACCCGTGCCAGTTACATGCGGCGGTACCGGTTCAACTACTGAGGCCGGGGCAAGGGCTAACCTCGGGCTGACTGACGCATCAAACCTGAGCACTGGTACTGTTGCCATGGCAAGGCTGCCTTTCAAAATCGCATATGGTTCAGGCCAAGTGAGCGGCAACAGCGCTCTGCAGATTGACTACTCATCGGCAGGGTTCACCCAGGTGCCCTACGTCTGTGCCAGTTACTCCACAACCGGTTCCAACTGGTCGGGAGACAACGGAGCCTTGAAGATCAGCAGCAAAAACACCGCTGGCGCTGCCATCATCGTTGGCGGTAGCTTCAACAATCTCCGCGATATTGATTGGATCGCGATCGGCATCTGACTCGACACAACTGGAGGTGACGTGTATGTACAGGTCAAGAGATATGCCCAATATACAAGCACCTAGAAAACAAGGAGGTTCATGCCAATGAACGATTTCATGGTCTTTATGAAAGACAACTGGGGATGGATCGTTTCTTTCGTCACCATCTTCGGTAGCATTCTCGTCTACGTCTACCGCCACATCCGCGCTCTCCAACGAGGTGTACAAGCCCTGCTTCGGGCACAGATGGTGGACAATTACCAGCACTATCATGGAAAAGGATTCGCCCCACTGTATGCCCGGGAGAGCTTTGAGAACCTCTGGAGGAACTATGAAGCCCTCGGCGCGAACGGTGTCTTCTCCGACATCCACAACAAGTTTATGGCTCTGCCCACACACGAAGAACCCAGCACTCACAATGACTTACGTGATTAGGAACAGCCATGGACCGCTTGACACCGTTTAGCCACTACCCGATGTTTGCAACAAACCTATCGATCGTAACTATGGAGGAAATCACTATGAGTAACACCATCAATACTGCTACCACTAACGCTTCTACTCAGAAAACCAAGATCAACTGGAAGGTTCGCCTGAAGAACAAACTCTGGTTAGCTGCTTTCGCCTCCCTTTTCATCACCTTCATCTATGGCCTGCTCGAACTGCTGGACGTCGTTCCTTCCATCAGCGAGGGCCGCACCATCGAGATCGTTCAGAGCGTACTCACCGTTCTTGGTCTCATCGGCGTAGTAACCGACCCCACTACTGCTGGTATCGGTGATAGCGAGCGTGCTCTAGGCTACGATGAGCCCTGGAGCGATACTGGTGATGGAGACAGCGATGAGGATGAATATATCGGCCTGACCGACTGATCTTCCCTGTTCGCCGTTTCTTTTCAGCCCTGTTGCTCCGTTGCAGCGGGGCTGCTCTCATTTTTGGCAGATACTATATGGAGGTATCACAATGATCAAACCATCAGACCTGATCGCTCTTTTCAAACAAGCCTTGACAAATAAGTGGGGCTATATATGGGGTGCCTATGGGCAGACTTGGACAGAGGCAAAGCAGCGTGCTGCTACACGTGATATGACCGTCAAGTATGGCTCTAAGTGGATCGGCCACCGCGTCGCTGACTGCTCCGGGCTCGTCTATTGGGCTTTCAAGCAGCTCGGCGGGTCCATTTATCACGGCTCGCATACTATGTATAGAGACTATACGACTGCCCGCGGTGACCTGTCCAATGGTAACCGAACCGACGGGCAGCCCCTCGAGCCCGGCACCGCCGTCTTCAAAAAGAAAAAGGCGACTGCAGGTCAGAAGTCTTATAACGGCTACAATTACCACCATGTCGGTCTGTACATCGGCGACGGGACCGTCATCGAGGCCAAGGGCACTATCAATGGTGTAGTCACCAGCAAAGTTTCCACCTGGCACGCCTGGGGTGAGCTGAAGGGCGTTGACTATAGCAACTCTGGCGAAAGCACAATTGAAGTGACTAAGGAAGAGCCCGTACCTAGACTGCTCAAGCGTACCAGTCCCATGATGCGCGGAGATGATGTCAGAGCGCTACAGGAACAGCTCAACAAGCTCGGCTTCAACTGCGGTGCCGTGGACGGCATCTTCGGTGATAAGACAAAAGCCGGCGTGATCGCGTTCCAGACGGCAGCCGGTGTGAAAGTGGACGGCATCGTCGGGCCGGTCACCAGAGGAGCTCTGACTGCTGCTTTGTCCGCACTGCCCGGCACCGCGACAGGTACCAACGCGACCGACGCCACTGCGACAGACAAGTAA